TGATTTTGCCTACAAGAGAAGGAGGGCATAATCCCTTGCTAGACTGTCTTGAAATATCATCAGGAATGAATATAGAAGCTGTTATAGATAAAATTGTTAAATTAACAGATGATAGTATAGATTATTATATAATAGAAAAAATATCCGGAAAAAATAGGCGATATATTTTTAATATTAAAAGTCAGAAAAAACTCTCTGAAGAACATATCGCTGAATTATTAGGAGAATGGATACTATGTAACTATGAACCCCATTTTATGTCCGAAATATTACATTTAGATTTTGTTGATAATCATTATGACAAACAACAGATAATTTCATCTATAACAGCAAAAAAAGATTTTATAAGATATTTTTATAACAAAGGATATATTGTTAAAAAATTAACAAATTATTTAAAAGCTGAAAAATCAATTCACATAGAGGGTTTTGTTCGTTTCAGGTTATCTGAATACAGACAGGAGCTTTATAATCTGTTGTGTGACGCAACAGAGGAGTTTTATATAGAAAAGGAATATAATGAATTTATAAACCTTTTAAGCACTTATATTGATGAATGTCCGCCAATGGTCGATTTGTTGCATATAAGCCGCAAGCCTGATGGTCAATTTATGTTTTATGATACAATGAATTTATAAAACCCCCAAATGCCCTGAAAATGGGTGTTTGGGGGTTTTTGTGTTACTAACTTGTTATTAGTTCAATTCAATAAATTTATTGTTTCCCTTAATTCATCAATGGTCTTGTGAGTGTAAACCCTTTGACCAACTTCTTTTGATTTGTGTCCCATCAGCAAATCCATACACTTTCCATTGGCATTTGCTGAATCAAGTCTTGACCTGAATGTGTGTCTGCATTCATGCGGTGTATGGTCAAGCTGCAATGACTTCATTATATCATCCCAAATCAAATAGTATTTGGCAGTTGAACACTTTTTTCCATTGTATGAAAAAAGATATTCATTGCCTTCATCATATCTGTTCAGAATGAAAGGAAAAATTTTTGGATGGATTGGAACAATCCGGTCCTTTCCGTTTTTCGTTTTTGTTCCTGATACAATTATTTTTTGGTCAAGGTCAACTTTTGCAGTTTTTATTGAAAGAAGTTCACTGATTCGCCATCCCATGTATAAGAATACAAGAACACTATCAACCCAATCTTTATTTTTTGCCTTCCATACAACTTTGATTTCATCATCAGTGAATGGTGTTTTGGTTGTGTCCGGAATTGGTGGTGCTGATGTCAACACTGAATTCATCTTCACTATGATGTCAAGTTCCATTGCAAATTTATCAAGATGACCAAAAAGGTTTTTGATTGCACCTTGTGTTGAATAACCACATCCACAATTATCAATGCAGTCCTGCATCTGAAAAGCCTTCAATTCTTTGTATTTCAATTTGTAAATAGATGAACAGTGTTTCCATGCAGATTTTAATGATGCAACATTGGATTTTCCCATCTTTGAAAATTCCCTTTCAGACCACATTGAATATACTTCTTCAACTGTTATTTTGTGCATATCTACATCATAAGGATTGTGATTGTATTCTGCAAGAAGAATCAACCCTTCTTCCTTTGTTGCGGTGTAACCTATTGACAAATATATTGGATAACCTTTTTCAGTCCATCCAATTGTTTTTCTGACTGCAAAAGGATTTCTTCTGTTGCCTGATAATTTGACAACAGTTCCATAACCATTTGGATTTTTCATATTATTTTTCACCTTTCCATTGATTTTCAAGGTGAAATGTGTTATAATTATAGATACAAATTCACCTTGGATTCTTTTTCGTGTTTTCATTGTTGAATTTGGTTTTTGACTGACCGGTTGGTGTTGCAGCACTGACCGGTTTTTTATTTTGGTAACAGGTAACAGATATATTCTTATATTTTTAATTTTTAGAGCATATTCAAAAAATTAACCTTTTTACATTCAAATATTTAAATAAAAAGTGAACTGTTACCTGTTACCTGTTACCTGTTACCTTTTCAATGATTTTCTTTATCAACCAATATATGCCATAACCCATTGCATACACTAACCAAATACAAAATACCATCATATAAAGGCATAACATCAGCATCCAATAAAACAGTAATGCAACAATCATATAAATGGCATTTTTCTTTGTGATACGGATTCCAACACCCAATTTGGTTCTTCCAAATCTTGCAAATGTTTTTGATAAACCTACAAACATATTCATTTTCCTTTCTTATTTTATGTATTTTTCAATAGCGGTCAAATCTTCAAGATTTGAAACCGCTTTTTCTTTTCCGGAATCATTCAATGAAGTGAACAGTTGAAGAAGTTTGACTGCATCAGTTCCATATTGATTTTGAATTTGTTCAATCAATTTAACTTCTTTCATCAATTCACCATTGGGATTCAGTTCTGCATCCCATTTTTTCAAATCTTCTTCTGTTGCAGGATTTGGTTCTTCATAACCAAGCAACACACATGGACTGACACCAAAGATTTTTGCAAAAGCAACCAATTTGGATTGTGGAAGGTCTGATTTCCCCATTTCAATTTTGTTGATTGATGACTTATGTGAATAACCCATTAATTCAGCAAGTGTTTCTTGGGTCATATCCCTTTCTTCTCTTAATTGTTTGATAATCTGACCGGTTGTCATGATTCAAACACCCCTTTCAAATACTATGATTCTACTTGATTATATCATAAAATAGAATGAATTTCAACTTTTTTTGAAAAATTTTCTAAAAAAGGGTTGACAATCATTCTACTTTGTGTTAGAATCATAAATGTCAGGTAGAAAGACATTCTACCAAGAAGAAAAAATCACCCAAACATTGAAAGGACTGATTGAAATTATGATGAAGATGAATGTTGAAAAATTTCTGAAAACTGAATTTGGTGCTGAACTTGAAAACTGCATCAAGTGTTGGGATTTGTACCTGACCGAAAAGAATTATGACAGTGCAAGGTTGTGTCAGGAACAGTGGGATGTTTACCAAATGGCGGTAAAACAGTTTTATGGTATCGAATACCACTTCACAAGAACAGATGAATATTTTGGTGTTGTGACAGAAGATGGTCAATGGTTGTTCAAAATTGAAAGGGGTGCTTGACATGATGAAAATACAAGGATATTCAATGAAATGCAGTAATCACAATTATATTACTTTATATTATGATGGGAAGTTCGTTCATTGTTATGACAATGACTTTCATCATGACAATCCTGATAAAGATGAATATTACACAGAACACATTATTGCATCAATTGAGAAAAGAACAAGAATGAAAATCACAGACATTCCCATCATTGGATATATTGAAGATTTTGATGGAATGCGGTTTCTACATGGGGGGTTCAAAAAAGGTTCTGAATGGCTGAACAAAAACCAAGAACAAAGAAGAAAACACGATTGAAATATAAAGGGGTTAAGGCTGCAACCTTCCCCTTCTGTAATGCAACCAATGCAGGTCACAAGTCCTGATGCAAAATGCAGAGTGCAGAACATAAAGAAAGAAGGTGAATTTGTGAAAGAAATCACAGTTCAGGATTGCTTGGAACTGAAAGAAAAGTTCACGAAGTATTGTGATACTGCTGAACAACATCAATTCCCAATGCTTGCAATGGTCAATATCAAATTGGATGCAACACTTGCACACATTGAAAAGGTCAACAAGGTGGAAAATCAGAAGGAAGCAAGGGCAATGTTCCGGGTGGTTTTGAAAATCATTGGTGAAGATTTTAGTGAATATTTAGAAGGGGGTGTCACTTAAATGGTCAAGCTGCTTTCATTATTCAGTGGACTTGGTGCATTTGAAAAAGCAATGACCAATCTTGGAATTCCATTTGAATTGATTGCTTATTGTGAATTTGACCCTTATGCATCAAAAGCATATTCCGTCATTCATGATGTTCCTGAATCAATGAATCTTGGTGACATCACACAGGTTGATGAAAAGACACTTCCAACAGATGTTGATTTGGTCACTTATGGATTCCCATGTCAACCATTTTCAGTGGCAGGAAGGCAGGAAGGATTTGATGATGCAAAAGGAAGGGGAAATCTTTTCTTTGATGCATTGCGAATCATCCAACATTGCAAACCAAAGATTGCCTTGATGGAAAATGTGAAGAATCTGACAAGCAAGAAATTTGAAGATGAATTTCAGACTGTACTGAAATCACTTGAAGATGCAGGTTACAACAATTATTGGAAAGTGCTTGATGCAAAAAATTATGACCTTGCACAACATAGGGAAAGGGTCATTTGTGTTAGCATCAGGAAGGACATTGACACAAGGGTCTTTGAATTTCCTGAACCTGTTGAACTGACCAAAACATTGTATGACTATCTTGAAAAGGAAGTTGATGAAAAGTATTACATTTCTGATGAAAAGGCAAAAGCCTTGATTCCCCAATTGAAAGACAAACTGATTTCAAATGCAGTTCGGGGGGGGGTCATGGTTCGATAGACCGCCATCAATGGGATTTGGTTGTTGTCAAATAGGTGTGATGTTAAGTGAATGTGCAACAAGAATTGATTCCTTGACTAATATTGCAAATACACTTCTTGCAAGGGATTTCAAAGGGTTTGGGAATCAAGCAATGAATGGGGTGATTGAAATTGAATGATGATAAACAAATCATTCAGATTGGGAATGTGTGTCCTACAAAAACAAGGACAAACCCCAATCAAGGAAGGGTCTATGACCCAAATGGAATCAGTCCATCACTAAACTGCAAGGGGGGGGTAATTTGGAACCACACATCATTGATGATAATTGCCGGGTCCGGAAATATACACCACTTGAATGTTTTAGACTGATGGGATTTACAGATGAAGATTTCTTCAAGGTCAAAAAGGCATTGAATGAAACTTTTTACAAAGGCAAGGACAAATCAAATTCACAGTTGTATAAATTAGCAGGAAATTCAATTTCTGTTCCAATGTTGGAATTTATCTTCTGTCAGATGTTTGATGAACAAAATGAATTATGGATATGAAAGGAAGGTGAAAATATGACTAACAGTGCAAAATTAAAAGCAAAGATTGTTGAAAAGCAGTTGAATCAGGAACAGATTGCAGAGCAGCTTGGAATGACCATTGCAACTTTCAATTATAAGGTCAACAACAAGACTGAATTCAAGGCATCTGAAATCAAGGTTCTTTCTGAACTTCTTGGTCTGACTGCTGATGAAGTAAACACAATTTTTTTTGCCGACAAAGTAGAATGACATTCTACCAAAACAGTCAAAAATCAAATTCAACAATGAAAGGAATGATGAAATGAACACTTTTTCAGCAAGATTGAAGAAGGCAATGACTGATGCAGATATGACCCAAAAGCAACTTTCAGATGAAACAGGTCTTGGAAAGTCATCAATCAGTCAGTATTTATCCGGAAAGAATGAACCCAAGGGAAAAACAATGATTTTGATTGCAAATGCCTTGGATGTATCAGTGGAATGGTTAAGTGGTGCAATTGATGAACCTTCTGATGACAGACAATATTTGAAAAAGATTCCGGTGGAAGTTGCTGCAAAATTAATGGGTGTTGGAAAACAGATGGTCAGACAAGGGTTGAAGAATGGAACACTACCCTTTGGATATGCGGTTTTGATGCCTTCCGGAAAATACAGATATTACATTAGTCCAAAGAAGTTCACAGAATGCACAGGTATTGAAATAAAGAAAGGAATTGAAGAAAATGAAAAAATTTGAATTAACATCAGAACACAAAATCAATTGGTGTGGTCGCACACTTTACAGAATCAAGGCTTGTATCAGTTTCACAACAACAAATGGATATGAAGTCAATGAAGGTGACCTTGGTGGATGGGTTGAAAAGGAAAGCAATCTTTCCCATGAAGGAAAGGGTTGGATTTGGGGCAATGCCAAGATTTGGGGCAATGCCAAGATTTGCGGTGATGCCAAGATTTGCGGTGATGCCGAGATTTGCGGTGATGCCGAGATTTGGGGCAATGCCAAGATTTGCGGTGATGCCAAGATTTGCGGTGATGCCAAGATTTGCGGTGATGCAAACATCTTTTCAACCAAACACATATTCAATGTGACACCTATTGGTTGCAGTGCAAATTCTTTGACAGTGTTCA